CCCTTTAGTCCGGAAATTTGTAATCTCCAGCCTAGAGAAACTGCTCTTAAAACGTTCTTGGCAAGTGAACTTAAATGTACACGCGTCAATAAGCGTTTTAAGCTCTTCAGTAGTTTGAGGAGTCCGCACGAACAGGCTCTGCAAAGAGCCCGGTCGTGGATCGAATACGTACTCGGGTGCGAACCCGATTTAGCACGTATTTGGTCACACTGCGATTTTGGACCTGGCGCTTCTATTGGCGTGCACGGAAATGCTACCAATCAGGCGCGTAAATTACTCGCGTCTGAATGGACCGTATCGCCTAGCGCTTTTTACTATGCTAGGGCTTGCAGTAAGACTGATATACATATCAGGGAGCTTCTTACGAAGCGACCTGAGAGTCAGTTTTACTCCTTCGACAACGAAAGTTTTAACATGGCTTTCGATAAGAAGGTTCGCATAGTAGATAACAACATAATCAACTTCGTGCCCAAAACCGTTAAGACCGAAAGGACTATAGCGGTTGAGCCGTTGCTAAACGGGTACATCCAGAAAGGTATAGACGTTGAGATGAGAAATCGTCTCAAACGCGTCGGTATCGATCTGAATGATCAAACTAAGAATCAACGTATGGCCCGTGAGGGCTCCGTTCTTTCTCAGGATGATCCATATGCCACCATCGATCTCTCGAGTGCTAGTGATAGCATTTCGATTGAACTTTGTCGGTATCTGCTACCCGAAGGCTGGTTTCGTCTTCTTGATGAGACTAGATCCAAATCGTATTCTATTGACGGGGTCTTACGACCCTACCAAAAGTTTACGACGATGGGTAATGGCTTCTGCTTTCCACTTGAGACGCTTATATTCGCGTCGCTTTGCAACACTGCCTGCTTGGAGATGGACAATCCGACAGACTTTACTGTCTATGGAGATGACATCATCGTGCGGAGCAGTGTTGCCGCCCGAGTACTCGAATTGCTACGAGTATGCGGGTTTAAGGCCAACGCGTCAAAGACCTTTGTAAAAGGGCCTTTCCGCGAGTCTTGTGGTGCAGATTGGTTTGAAGGCAAGGACGTTCGTCCCATCAGCCTTGATTATAGTTTCGATACAATCGAAAATATTTTCAAGTTTTGCAATCTCTGTAGAACTAAGGATGCATGGTTATGCATCTTTGACGAATGTCTCCAGTTCTTGAGGACA